CTCACTTGTTAAGCGCCTAGCATCAACCCGCAATCTATCTATGTATTGGATAATTTTATCCTTCTTTAAGTTGCGGGCAGCTTGGACGTGAGCTGAAGTTTCAGAATAACCTGCGTCAACAGCCGCTTGTCTCTTACCTTTTCCTGCAGCAATGCCTTCACAGAAGGCTTTTTCCATGCTGGATAAGGTTGCTTCATTAGTTTGATGTATTTGGTCAATAGTTATCGCCATATTTATCCTAATATAACGATTATTTCAACAATGTAAATTAGTTATTAATCTTCAGTTCTTCCACCATTAATATCTAATATTTTAGGTTTCACTTTTATTTCTACTTCGTGAACTGTATGAGTTGCCCCTCCAGAATGATTGCCATAAGAAAATTCTGCGAAATTAAAAGCTGATTCAAAAGTACGAAAAATAGGTTGTAATTCTTTTTCGTAAATGTTTAATGTGTCTTTATTAATAAGATTGTATCTTCCCATATGAAGTGATCGTTCTTCTAATTTGTTCTTGTATTGATCTTTTAAATCTTCTCCGTATGCGTCTAATACTATGTAACCTTTAATGGTTTGATTTAATAAAGATGAAAAGTCATTAGGCTTTTTAAGTTTAAAATTATCCATTAGTTCTCCTTTCTATATTTATTTATAATTATAAATTATAGAAAGAAGAACAATATTAAACAACTATCGTTTAGTTTGTGCGTCCACTCTTTGGATATTAGTATTTATTTGCTTTTGTAACTCTCTATGCATACTATCTATTTTTTGCATAGCCTTATATTTTTTACTCGCATCATCATCGTCAGTTTTCTCTCGATGAATAAGAGCATCAGCAAGCATTATATCGAAACCAACCGAAGTAAAATAAACATCGTAACCTCGATAGATAGCCCTATTAGTTATTACTTGAATGTTATACTTACTCAAGTCTTGTGGCTTTTCCATATATTGTGCTTTACAAACAAGAGTGTTTTTTCTAAAGTTATCAATATACCTTTTTAACTCTTCATCTGTAACATCCCCTTCTTCGTTCCTTCTTTCTTCTCGTTGTAACCAAGATATGGCTACAACATCTGATACTACATTTTTAGCCATTTAGTCCCTCCATTCTAGCCGGTATCACGACTTCGTTATCGCATTTATTACAACATACTCCACTCTCTTTTACTGGTGATGGATTAGCACCAAACTCAGTAAAAAGTTTATTACATATAACACAAGTCTTTTCGTCAAGATTGATTTTATTCTCTTGACAGAATTTGTCAATCAATTCTTCTATCGACCAAGGACTTATATCATCTTCACGAGCCATACGAGATAACATTGAACTATCTCCCCAACTCCCTTCCATGTAATCAGTTTGATATTTAATATCCCTAAATAACTCCTTAAGTTTATCTATATCCATAACTTTCTCCTTTTTATTAATTTAACTTAATTTTAAAATATAAGAGTAAAAATCAAGTTAAACAATATTATTCTAAATGTGCAACGTATTTAGACCACATCTCGTATATATTACCTTTATCCATTAGCTTTTCATTATCAAAATCTACTTGCCAGATTTTTACCATTAAATTATTATTTTCAAACCAAACATCATAACGATATGATAAATCACCATGTCTATGTGGTCCTTCAGTTAACCTTGCTCCGCCACGTTTTCCATCTTTGGCAGTATAACAAAAAGCTGCAGCATATTCGTCAGCTTCAAATCGTGGAAATTCCCAAGCAGATTTTCTTGCTTGGCTAATCATTTTTAAAGCATTCGAAGGATAGCCATCATAATGATAATAAACACTATATGCATTTTCTTTGTCTTTAAATGTATAACATGCTCTAGTTGACATAACTTTCTCCTTTCTGAGTTGTGACTGGCCCATGTAGAAAACTACCTGGCACTTATGCCACAACTCTCTCCTTTCGGTTGACAGTAGATACCTGGCAGAACTCCTCAAGGGTTTTATACTGGCGTCAACAGTATCTACCTATAATAGCCACAGAGATTATAACGAAGTCTGTGGCTACTACTATTATAATAATAATTTAAAAATTATCACTATAAAACAAGTTTAACTTTTTAATGTATATGTAGATTTTTCAGATTTTCCACCAGCACCCGGAGCATCAATAACTTCTACTGCAATAAAACCTCTGGCTCTATCCCAATCTAAGTCAATTGTTTTTCCCCCTGCTGAAAGGAAATCTCTAATCTTCATGCCATTTTTGTATAAGTTAAATCTTCTCCAGCCTTCGCATCCTTCTCTTTTAGGGTTTTTAGGTACACAGACTTGAATTTTAGCATCTCTGTCATACTTATAAGTTCCCTTAAAGTCTTAGGATCCATAGCTTTAACTTTTGCTTTAGGTTTTATTACATCAGACTTTTTAGTCTTAGGTGTTACCTTTGGCTTAACAGCTAAATTGATAGACATATTTCTCCTTTCTATATTTATTTATTATTTTAACTTTAACTTGCTGAATATACTATATATACAATAAAATTAAACAATAAACATTAAAAAAAAGTTCTCACGGCAGCCTCGGGTATTGGCGGTATTGGCATAAAATAAGCTCCAATACCAGTTATTATCATTGGTATAATTGAATAGTAGTCTAAAAGGTATTGGTATTGGCTCTTTTTATATTTTTTCATTTTATTTTTTTCAAAAATATTTCCTATATAGTAAGAATGAAAAATAAAAAGATGAGTAAACAAAAGATTATAGGTATTTTTAAAAACCAGAATATCATATGAATTTCCTTATAATTAGATTAAAAATATTCTTTTATATTATATATTTAAATCTAATACAAGTATCGTTATTGCTCGTTCCTATTTATTTCTAGCACAGATAAAATACCACTTATGGTGTTTGCTACATTTGCAGTAACAGAGAGTGTTTGTGATTCTTCTAGGATCATCGGCCCTTTCAACATGTTTACTGCAGTATTCGTTAATACATTCTCAATAGATGCTTTATAACTTGTGGTCGTATTATTAGCAGTCACTGTCACAATCGTATTAGCGCCTTCATTAGCGGTTTGTAAAGTTTTAACAATAGCTCGTGTATCTGCCGGAACGGAATAAATTAAATTGGATCCCGTGTTTGCAAGAGTGAACATTTCATTTTTATATATGTTAGCCACTTAAAAAAAACTCCTTTCTATCTTGTTCATCGCTTTGATCTTTAGGATAAGTTGAATTTAAAATCTTAACCATATCTTGTAAATCTTCAATTAATTGGTTAAAATCGTTTTGTACATATTTTTCAGGTGCAGAATTTAAACGTGAGATAGGTACTTTAGCCATATTACTATGGTATTTTAATTAATCAACAATGTACAGCGAACTATGGTTGTTTTTCGCTGTCCTCTTTCATTTCCTGTTCTAGTTTTTTTACCTCTTTAGAGATATTAACCATTTCAACAGTAACTGCTCCATTTGCAATAAACTCACTTGCCCATTTCGCCTCCAGGCTTCGCTTCTGGTTCAGTTTTTCCATCAGAGCTTGCGCCATATTTATACTCCTCTACTGTTAGTGTATTCATGCTTTCGGGAATGTAATTTAATTGTGGTTCCCATTTAAATGTTTTTACATGCTCAGACCAGAGAGCCTTAGCTGCAACGTCTAAATTTTCAGATTCGATAAGGCCGTGTGCGTAATAACCACAACGCCTGAACTGAAAATACACTAACATTTACGTTAGGGTTAGCATATTTTATCGTGTTTGTAAAGTCTAATTAAACCACTCGGGTACTTGATTTTTCCATGTAGCAAACTCTTTCTTGTGAGCCTTGTAAAAATTTCTATAAGCTTGAATAGTATTATTTTCTATTTTACATTCGTCTGGCATACATTGAGGAGGTTGAGTAAAGTTTTCTATCACAATATTACGAGGAAATTGATAGATGTGTTGTATTAATTTTTTATAAGTTTCATGAACTTTATCATATCTTTTAGTGTATTCTTTATTTAAAGCACACCACAGATGTAAGAGCCATCTGTAATTATCTTTATTTTGTCGTGTCCAAATAGCACATGGATGATTATAATATGCTGCTCTATATAAAAATTTTTCCTTCTCGTCTGGTAAAGTCCAATACTTAACCATAGTTTTACCATTAACAGATAACTTATTTTCTTCTTTGCCATCTAAAACTCGATGAGCAGTAGAGAGCAATTGTGCGTATTCTACAATCATTTTAAGTACGTGTTTATCGCAATGATACTCGGCGCACTTATCAGTATGAAAGTCTAAATAAAATATATTCATTTCTTAATGTATTTAATAGCTTTTTCCTTATTTTCGAAAAGTTGAGATTGAAAAAGAGATTCATTAATATATTTTAAAACTTTAGAAAGTCTTACCTTTCTAGGCTTTTTAAAGCCATTTCTTACTTGATAAATATAAATATTTTTATCCATCTAAATATAATATATTATTTATTATTTCGATATACCTCGAAAATACCTTTAACTCTTACATCTATGTCGTTTATTTTAGAGTATAAAGCATCAGGGTATTTATTACTAATGAATTCTAATTTAAGTTCGTGTATTCTTTCCAACACTTTACTAAACTTTAAATCCATTTTTATGTTTTTCTTTTTATTCAATGCCATGTTTATCTTTCAAT